GCCCTCAGGATGTACCACACGGGAAACCCTTCTGACTTCTGATAAATATCGCTGATGTTTTCCAAGAGTTCACCATGGATCTCATCAACATTTTTTTCATTACTCACTAATCCTTACCTCCTCTCCGGTATCTGTCGTTACTGTAAAGGAAAACGTCCCCGCATTGAACTCCCAATCACTGACACTGGATACGCACGGACATTTTGACAGGATACCGTCATTGATCCGGCGCATGATCTCCGACACCTGATAGCCGCGGGGAAGCCGCCAGCCTACCAGATCCGAAAAATCACAGCCGAATTCATCGGTATAAATTGGATATCTGTCTTTCTCTGTCCGGATGAACAGTTCTATCCATTGTTTGATACTGTCGATTTTTGATGGGATAACATTGGTTCCGGCAGAGATCACAAACGTATTGGTTTCATAGTCGAACGCCAGCGACTTTCCCAGCGTGGTAAGGTCAAGCGCTTGGGTTGTCGCCTCGGTACTGGTATAAGTGACATTGCTAATATCTACATCACTTGGAAACATTAACTCACCCCTCTCAGCCTAATGACGGATTATGCCCTTCTGGCCGCCGGAGGACATCGACAACAAAATAATGCTGGCCGCCCTCGTCCGGTACTACCATAACGAAGTCACCCACTTTCCACACTTCGTTCAGGTGTACCCGCCCGTTACATTCGATATCCCCGGATGCAGAATAGTTACCGCCACCATGTTCACAGGATACCGATATTTTCCCACTCTGTTCCTGGTCAGCAATGTAATCCCGGAAAGTGGTTTCCCTCTCCAGTATCTGGTTGCAGATATAGATCTGATTCGCCTGCAGCATAAACTTTCCGGACTGAATTGATATGATCACCGGCTCCAAGCTTTCTACTTTACCAATACATGCCCCCAGAGGTTTCGGATTATTCCTGGCTTTAAATTCACCAGCTAACTTATATTCCCAATCTTCCATCTCACACCTCCAGATCCAGCCGCATGGTATGCTTATTACCGTCAAAGTTATGTGTACAGTTTTTGACCAGATAAGCACCAGTCAGGTTTATTTCCGGCTGGTCGAATATCATCATCCGCCCGGACCTGACTGCATCAGATCCAAGCAACGTAACACTGAACGAACGCTTGACGCTGTTCTTATCCAGCAACTTGTTGGCAGCGATTTCCGCAGCCTGGGACTTTTTTTTATCGTCTACTTTCTCGATTTTGGTAATCTGTCCATAGGTACGGATAGAATTAGCATCTGATTTTTCTGCCACAATCTGCTGGTTCTTTTCAGAACTGGAGACGATGACGATGCGGTTTGCCATATCCTCAACGGAATAGGAGCTGCTGAAGTCCCCGATCAGGTTAACTGCTTCCGCCTGTACATATAAATCCTGATATCGTTCGATATACAGCGCAGCATCCCGCACTTCCATGCGATAATGGACTTTTTGCTCATCCTCTGCCATTCTTAGCAGGTCTTTAATGATGTCGCTGATGGGATTGCCCTGATATATCTTGTTCACCGGCGTGGGAATATCACAAATACTGCCCACCGTTACACCGTTTTCATTGCACAACCGCCTGATGGCATCGGAAGTATTGATATTGTTATTGAACTGTATCTGCGCTTCAGACTTGTTTAGGTAAAATGCATAATCATAAGCCTTATACTCAAAAATTGCCATGGCGTTCCGTGAATAGCTTGTGATCACACCGCTAAACATCTTGGTCGTGTTATGGAAGAACACCACCTTTGTGCCAATTGGCAGTTCCTTGCCACGAAAATTGACATCCAGCGGATTACTCATCAGCCTAAACGTGAATTCTGCACCGAGGCTGTCAATGTTATCTGATAGCGTATAGCCGCCAGTATAAGGAGTTATGTCCGTGGTTCCGCCTGTGCCTGCTGTATATAATCCAATCATGATAACAGCACCCCTTCGATGGTAGGCTTCCTATATTCTGTGAATGTCACATTATAGTGGAAGTCTTTGGCGTTATCCACATAATAGTCGAAGCTGTCCACGGTACATTGCATGGTCAGGTAATCGGAACCATTGGAGTAAATAATAGCCAAACGCAATGCCTGATAGGTCAGCTGTGCCCGCCGCAGGTAACTAATCACTTCCTTGCCACTGGCTCCCAGCGGATTGCTCCATGGATATTTGCCTGCATAGGTCGGCGCAATGGTATCCAGCGTTACGGTACGCAGGCCCATAGTGCCGATAATGCGCAAATCGCCCAGTACAGTACTGAAGGTTTCATTGTTCTGCGGATTACTTACTTTGGGCAGGTCAGCAGGCACCACCGGAAGAACAAGCCGCCCGGCAGGCCCTGTCAGAATAATATTGGCTCTTCCGGAAGGGTTGATGGAGTTAAGGGATTGCACGATTGCCTTCAATAAACTGATACCCATTATTCCCCCTCCTTACATATTCGCCAGCGCAGCCGTCAGCCGTTCTGTAATAGCCGCCCCACACTGGTTATAGAAATCTTCGTTGCCAATCACGTTACCGGCTACATTTAACGTAATGTTAATATTTTGGCTTCTGCCACCGGCCAGCGCCGCCATACTAAGGTCATGCGGGATAATCTGTGAACCGCTGGGCAGGTTGATAAGCTCTCCCCGTCCGCCTTCATTGACCCGTGTCAGGCCACCGGCAAAGTAACTGGAGCCGGTTGCATGTCCTTCTGCCGCAATCTGTTCCTTCCTTGCCCGGATAACAGTATCAATCGGACTGGCAATGGCACTTTTGAAGCCTTCCCACAAACCTTTTATTTTGTCGATACAACTGGTGAATGAGCTTACAATGCTGTCCCATACGCCCTGCACGGTGGTCTTGATGCTGTTCCATGCATTAATGAACCATTCTTTGATAGAAGCAATTGTTTCGTTGAAGAACGCAACTATTCTGTCCCAGTTAAGATACAACAGCGTAACAACTGCAATAACAGCCATGATGGCCAACACCCAAGGATTTGCCATCAGAATTTTTGTTATGCCTGAAGCCGCCATACCTACCGCATCAAAAGCCGTCTTTATCCTCATAATGGCCCCCGCAACCATTACCGTGCCTGCAATAATAGCTGGAATGGATAATAATATCTGGCTCAGTACCGGATGTGCTTCCACGAACGCAATTATGGTAACAACAGCATCTTTCAGTAAGGTTATTGCCGATATGAATGCTCTCACACCTGAAATAAATGCATCCAGCACACTAAGTGCATTGTCACCAAAAGCCTTCTGGACTTCCTGGCGTAATGCTGTCAACGGGTCAATGCCAGATTCAACAGCCGCCTGCAAAGCTGTGGCGAATTCTTCCACCTTATTCAGCGAATTACTGAGGAAATCCATGCCTTCACCAACACGGAAAGCTTTTGCCAATGAACCGCCCAGCGCTGTGCTGATATTCTGCACGGTATCTTTTAGGTTATTAAACCTTGATACCAGCGTGTTACCAACTGCATCCGCTGCGCCCTTGGTCTTTGCTTCAATGGCCTTCATGGTTTGGTCGGCGGTCACCTGATGATTCTTTATCATGTCGTCCAGCTCTTCCTGGGTAACATGCAGATAATCTTTCAGGTAATTAAATACGCCAGGCAATGAATTACTGATAGCTTTCAGGTCGCCACGTTCCGCATATCCACGGCCAAACATCTGGATCAGTTGGGTATTGACCAGCCCAATCTGTTCTTCCGTCATGGATCCGGCTGCAGCCATATCCGTTAAGATTTTGATATTGGCTTTTGCCACATCCAAGCTGGCACCGGAAGCCGCCCAACTTTTGGCGATATCCAGCGCACCCTTCCGGGACAGGTCGGTGGTCTTACCAATTACCGCAGCGAATTTATCCAGGTCTTTTGCCTGCTGTTCACCTAACAGGAAGGACAGACCCGCCATGGCCTTTTCATGCTCTGCATACTGCTGTACCATACTGGCACCGGCTGCAGCCACACCTGTAGCAATGGCAGCACCATACTGTACAGCCTGTCTGGCTGCATTGGCAAATGAACTGGTCATGGACCGGGACATGTGTGCTGCCGCATTCTGTGCCCGCCGCATGGCCTGTTCCGATTCAGTAACGCTTGCCCGCACCCGCTTCATGGGCCCGGTAAACTTATCCACCAGAGACATCAGGACGTTAATATTCTTAGACGCCATACAGCCTCCTTTACTTACTCTTTTCCTTCATTTCTTCAATTGCTTTCTGTTCGGCTTCAACATGCAGCTCCATGGAGGCCGTCAGAAAAGCTCTCTCTAAAAAGGTCAGATTCTCAAGCTCCCGGATGCTGTAGCCACGTTCCAGGTAATAACTGTACATCCCCAGCTCTCCATCTGACCGAATCAGTTTTTTAAATCATTGACAATATCCTGCAGGCCATACATGTCCAGGATTGCTTCCGCCAGTTTGGTCAATGCACCAATGTTCTCATCCAGCACGGCAGTAACTACGTCATAAGGTTCGGCGCAGTTGTATGCCGTCTGCAGTTTCTGGTCATGGAACAGCGGAACACATAGATAAATCAACTGCTTGTAGATGTCCAACATGGCAGAAAATTTTGTATCATTCCCCTGCAAGTCATCCAAAATACCGGATACGCTGGATAATGGTTGCTTCACCACCGTCAGCGTCATGCCCAGTGATTTGATTTCTACTTCCTTAATGCCGGTGTTTCCCTGGTCTTTTTGCATCTTCCGTTCCAGCAAGCTTTCCAGCGTGGCCTTCTTGAACTTGTCCATCTTGAATCCTCCGTTTCCTTATAATAAAAAATTCCCCGCCCGTGTGGGCAGGGAATGGTGGGTAAAGCAGTTATGCGATTGTATCGATGTAGCGATATCCGCCAGCTTTGAAGGGGACTTCCTCTTCGCTGACTGTCGCATTTTCAAACTGCAGCAGCGTAACTTCGTCAAAAGTCACGTTGTACACTTCAACACGTTCGGATCCGACAGAGTCAACATCTGCCAGGGCACCAACCAGCTTGATGGCTGGCAGCTGACCATTGACCATGCCAGCTTTAACCTTGTTGGCAATCAGCGTGTTGATTTTGTGCAGGGTCATGGTGCCAGCTAAGGAATAGCCGGTATATCTCTGCTGGTCGCAGAACTCGCCATTGATCTGCACGGTTTCATAATTCATTGTGGCTTTCAGTTCAAAGGATTTGATGTTAGCGAGCAATTCGCCATCAATCCACAGGCGACCGAAAGTACCACGGATAATTTTATTTACCACTTCAGCCATTCAGTCCACCTCCTTATGCCATTGCGATCCGGAACTTCAGGTCTTCGATAGCGTCCAGAATCTTGATGTTGCCAGCCAGGTAAATCCAAGATTTAAACGTCATTTCTTTGACCTGGGCTTCCGTCCAGTCAGCTGCTTCAGTCTTGCCAATGCCCAGCCATGCATCCCGCTGCAGTTCAACGTCCACAAAGGATACATTGTCGAAGGACGGGTCAAGGATTTCTTCCCTTGCCAGCTGACGGAAGTAAGTGTTAACTGCGCTGATGAACAGGCACTGGTTATCATAGGAGTTTTTATACTTGCCAACATAGTAATCCTTGAAGGTGTTGTAAATATCCTCGATAATCAGGTTCATGGCTTCCACAATAACAATTTTGCGCATGTCTTCAGTATCGGTAGCGGTAAATGTGGTCAAGCTGTTCACGCCACGGCCTACCTTAACAACATCCTCATCCATCCACAGGCACAGGTAGCCCTGGTTAATGAAACTGTCGATGGTATCGGTTGTCGTTACAAAGCTCATGTCAACACTGGAAATGTCTTCCAGTTCATAGTAGGTGATAGAGCGGTTCAGCGGCAGGTTAGCCAGGACAGAAGTGATACGCGGCAGGTAATGCACCATATCAACATCCGCATCGGTGTCAATGTCATGCACGCTGGCATTCTTAACATTGATGATGTATTTACTATCTGCCGTAGTGGCACTATATACAACACCAATATATTTTTTACCAGGGCTATTTGCGTTTTTGGTGACCAAGTAGGTTACCAGATCCTGTTGAACGGAATCATTTACTACGCACACGTAGTTATATTTAATGGTTTCCAGAATTGCGGTTACTGCGCTGAATTCCGCTTCGGTCGGAACATTGACCACAATAACCTTATTGACAGAACACAGCCAGCAGCGTTTGATGGCCGCCAGGTTCTCCGCATTGTATCTGTCGTCCGGCACATCGGTAGCGTATTTATATACGTAATACCCGGCAGTTGACTGGGTATCATCATATACTACCACGCACGCCACACCACGTTCAGAACGGGTAATGGCAGTCACGGCCTTCTGGATGAATTCAATATCAATAGTGGGCTGTCCAATAGGCATTTATTCATCCTCCTCGTTTAATTTGTTTAAATCCATATTCAGGTTCTGAATCAGTTCCTGGTTCCAGCCGGAGGTCTCTTCTTCCGGCCTCCGCTGTACCCATTCACTGGACAGGGTACATTCCAGCGCTTTATCAGCCTTATAAACTTCCGCTGCCACATCCGTAAACAGGATATGACCAACAACTTTATCCTCGTCATTGGTAATGGGTAACGGCCTCCGGAGCAAGTCCAGCAGCTGTCCACGCATCTGCAACAATGCCAGGAATCCGTGATAGTTGTTTTCTGCAAAAAAATATAGCTTCAGGTCGCAACGCTCACGGATCAGATACTGCGTTACATTCTCCGCTACGGTGTTTTCAATGTCGATAAAGTAACTGGGCCTGTCGAACCCCTCTTCAATATCCCGGTCATTGACCGGATAATCAGGGAAGTTGGCTTCTATAAGAGTACTTAATGCCCTGATTACATTGATGATGGTGTACAATTAGAAGCCTCCCTCCTGTAAAAACTTGTCCACAAATTCCTCGCACATCCGATTAAAAGTCTCAGGAAATGCCTCGGCTGCAGCTCCGACAACATGACGGCCTTTGACATACTGCCCGGTATATTTCCATCCGCGCCGCTTTATTGTCCGGAACCGGTGCCCATATTCCAGCAGATGTGCATGTGGTGCTTTGTTATAAACACGAACCTGCCATTCGTTTCCGTTATATTTGTACGATTTCGAACGCTTCACACCACGCCTTAAATTCCCAGTCCTTTTTGTGGTTTTTGCATCATATCCAGCTTTGACTTGTTTAGCGAAGGCATTGCCGACACGTTGCATATAATTCCTGGCCTGCTTTGGGAAGCGGTCGTTAGCAGACTTCATAATATCCTTCTGGAACTCTGTCAGTTCATGGAAATCAATCTCCACGCTCATACCTTCACCTCACAGAACAGCTCCAGCCGTTCATGGTCAAGATTTGGATCCAGAATGTATAGGATGTCATAGCGTACAC